TGGTGGTTTGATAGTCTACAAGTGCGGCAGATAGAGCCGCGGCTCATATACCAGAAAGGAAAGAGCAATGAAAAAATCCTACGTCAACGAGACCTCGCTCGTCGTCAACGTCACCATCGATCTCGGCGAGATCGGCCAGCTTATCGAGATACTCGAGCCCATGATCGGCGGCGAGACTCGCAACTGGCGCGCGGAAGAGCTGCTTCGCAAGCTCAAGGATCTGCGCCGCGAAACCGTCGACGAGGCCAAGCGCGAGTTCGAATCCCTCGCAACGCGCTACTGACAGGAGGCGGGCGGCCGCGAGGCCGCCCGAACCGCACATGGTAACAGTGGAAAACCCAAGCAAGAATCTCCGCTTTCAGGCCGTGGTCCTCCGCGGCCATCTCCGCCTGCTCTTGGCAGGCATGCGGCACAGCACGCTCAGCGGCACGCGGATCCTCGCAGCGGCCGCCGCGCTGACCGGCAAGCAATACAAGCGCGGGCAATATACCGCCGCGCTGGACGATATCCAACGGTTCATTGCCGAGCGCGCCTGACCAGGCGCGCCACCTCAGCGGGCCTTCGGGCCCGCTCTTTTTATGCCTGCGGCCTCGGGCCGAGGACATAGAAAGAAAGAGGCCCGCGCGCAGGGCGCAGGGCGCGCGCGGGACAACCAGGACAGGGCGCAGGACAACCAGGACAGGGCGCAGGGCGCGCAGGACAACGCGCAGGGCGCAGGGCGCAGGGCAAGCGGCGCGCAGGGCCGCGGATCTTTTCACTTGTACCCTGCCCACAATCTGCTAACATATCCTCGGGCAATTCTGCCCGTTCACCAGTAAGGATCTAAGACATGCAACACGCTATCATCTACAACGGGCCAAGCCTCTTGGATGGAAAGCCCATCGTGGTTATCGCCACATACTCAAAACGCAATTCCAAGACGGGCCACGTCGTGCAGACATATATCTTGCGCGCCGATATCAACCCGCTGGAAGCTTCCAAGACGGGCGAGGATTTCTCTATCTGCGGCCGCTGCGTTATGCGCGGCACCCCGACCGATGACCCCGCGCGCAAGCAAGCAAAGGGCCGCCGCTGCTACGTTAACCTCGGGCAAGGCGTCTTGATCGTCTGGAAATCTTTCCGGCGCGGCGTTTATCAAGAGGGATCCGCCCGCGACATGGGGCGCGGCCGCTTTGTCCGCGTCGGCACCTACGGGGATCCCGGCGCCGTGCCGTCGGCCGTGTGGGATGAACTGTTGAGCGAGGCCACCACTTGGACAGCGTATAGCCACCAGAGCGGGTGGCGCCCCGATATCGCCATGCAATCGGCCGACGACTACCACTCCGCCGCGCTGCACTGGAAGGCAGGGCGCCGCACGTTCCGCGTGATCGCGGATCTCGGGCACCTTGACCACACGCACGAGGCCCTCTGCCCCGCGTCAAAAGAGGCAGGGCGCCGCGTACAATGCACCGCTTGCAAGCTGTGCAAGGGCGGCACCGCTGCAAAATCAATCGCAATCGTGGAGCACTAATCATGTGGAATCGCACCTATTATGCAGTAGAAACACGGCACCCCGTAAAGGGGAGCCGTTGGGATGGTCAACATTTGTTCCGTGTAAGCGCAGACGAGCGGCCGGAGGGCCGCTTGTACTATGCCGCGTCCGACAACTTCGGATGCGGCAAGACGCACCCCACGCCGGATGGCGCCATTGCGCTATTGGCGCAGGACAACGGCGCAGAGGTCTTGAACATCTGCTATCAATACGAGGATGAAATCTAAGGACCGGGGGCCACGGCCCCCTTTTCTCGCGCCTATGTTGGCGCAATCCCAGACCAGAAAACAACCGACGCGCAGGGCGCAGGGCGCAGGATCAACGCGCAGGGCGCAGGAGACCCTCATAATGATCGCGCAAGGCAGCGCGCAGGGCGCAGAACAGCGAACCAAGGTCCTCGAACCGCGATCCTTGGACCTGATCTACAGGATTTTTGTGAAGATCCACCGCCATTATCCCCGAAAACAGATAAAATAACCCAGAAGAGGGGTCTTTTACCAAGAAAAACGAGAGGCCTTTTCGGGCGTTATAGGCGGTATGCCACGCAATCTGATGAGGAGATAATGTTAATCGGCGAAACTTCGCTACCTTGAGTTCTATCCAGACAGGCATACTCTCCAATAGCATGTGCACATCGGGAATTCCGCCGCCAGATCGATTCTCAATGCGGTTCGCCATGCAGTCTTTTGGCATGTTGCGGCGCACAGCCGCCCACAGATTCGCCTCTGGTCCCGCCATCGTCGACACCGGTCTGGGCAGGCTCGACGATCTCCGCGTCCTCCACAGGAGAGTTGATCTGGAACGCCTGCGGATACTGCTTCTGCAACTGCGCCAAGCGGGCGGTGATCTCGTCCCTCGACATCTGATCCAGCGTGTTGATGGTTTCGCGTCGGTCGATGGTCAGCCCGCCCAAGGCCGAGCGGATCTTCTCCGCGTTGATGGCTGCCGAGAACTGCCCTGCATCCTCTGCCCCACGGGACAGTTGGTGCAGCCGCTCAAGCTGGCCGATCAGAGTGACACCATAGCGGCGCTCCCGCTCCTCGCGCAGCTCCTCCACGTATTGCAGCACGTGAGGGTAATCCCTGCCATTGAGAAGCTTCGCGGCGTAGACGTTGGCGACGTCGGGGGAATAGCCTGCGCGTCGAACGCACTCGGTGTTGGAGTATATCCCCTCCACCACAAGCTTCGCGAACGTGATCTGCCGTGTGGTCAGTTTGCGGCCGTGCTCTTCTTCAATCTTCTTCTGCTTCTTTGTTGTCGCCATCGACGGGCCTCCCGAGGTCTGTTCTACTTGGGACTATACAACAAGCGAGGCGCCCCTTCCAAGGGGCCCTTTCGAACTTCCCTATATAGGCTTTTTTTCTCAGGTGTTCGTATGCAAAAGGGCGCACTTCAGGCCAAGGGCATGTTCTCAACTCAAAAACATACACTTGGAGCGTATGCACACCACTACCTTTGTATGCAGGCTTGTATGCACCACTTTTCCTGTAAAATCATGCACTTACGAGCCAAAATCAGAGGGTGATTACACTGCATACGCGAAATCCAAATGCACCCAAGCACATACCCAAATCTCGCTGGAAAAAGCCTATATAAGCAAGTTCCAAGGACCAAGGCCCCCGAACCAAGCCCCCCGAACCGAGCCCCGAGCCCCCTTATCCGAGAGCCCAGACCCAAGATCAAATACCCCCCTTGACCCCGACCCAACTTACAAGTAGTCTACAAGTGTCCATTAGCAAAGAAGGAGAAAGCCATGGGCGACTACGAGAAATACTACGGCCAGTTGGTCGGCTTCCACATTCACAAGGTTTCGTTTGAGGAGGACGAGTGGGAGGGTGACTACTTCCCTGTCCTGCACATTCGCAACACGGAGGGCAACAGCCTTCGCCTTGTTCTGTCTTCGGACGAGGAGGGCAACGGCGCTGGGTTTGCTTTCATCGAGGAGGATGAGTGATGAAGGTGACAATCAAGGTGACGCGCACTGAGGAGTGGCTTGCAAACGTGGAGGTACCTGATGGCATGGACGACGATGATGTGGTCCAACACATCTATGACAACCCTGCCATGTGTGACTGGGTGCACGATGAATACAACCACCGTGGCACATACGATCAGGAGACATGGCTTGCTGTGTGGCCGCTAGACAAGACCGCAAAGACATACAAGGGGGACGTGTGATGCCGAACCATTGCTATCAGGGTGTTTTCATCAAAGGACCGCGAAACGTGGTCCATCATCTTTACGAGCAGCTTACCGAGCACAAGCGTTTCTGTGACGCTGTTGTCCCGATGTCTTTGGAGCCGTGGCTTGTGTCCGACAGCTTCGACGAGCACGGCTGGTATGGTTGGCGGAACAAGAACTGGGGCACGAAGTGGGATGTGTGCGAGGTTGAGGCTGACGATGGTTACGAGAGCGACGGGACGCATGGTTGGTTTAGCTTCCGTTGCTGGACTGCGTGGGCTCCGCCCATTCCTGTGTGGGAGCGGCTGCATGCTTTGGGCTGCGAGGTTGACGCCTCGTATGAGGACGAGTGCGGCAACTTCGAGGGCACGTGGGTGAATGGCGTGGACGACTGCTGGGTGCCTGTGTGGGAAGAGGACGAGAACGGCGACATGATCAAGGTTGGACGGGAGGTCGCATGATGAAGAGCATTTCTTGCAAGCAATGCGGCAGTGACGACGTGTATTGCAGCCGCATTTCGTATTGGTCCAAGGACCGAGGTGCGTGGATCGACGAGGAGTTTTCGGACGAATACGGCTGCAATGCGTGTGGCGGGAGTGAGATGGAGATTGCGGATGTTCCGGAGGATCCTGTTCTCGACACTAGGGGGGAGGACATGGTGTGCATGCATTACATAATCGATCAGCTGGCGGGTATTCGGCACGACAGGGCAGTCAGGCTTCGCGAAGAGCTCCTGCACAACCTTGGTGTTAGTCGGCACAACCGCTGGAAGGGAGGTGACATGTGATGAGGTCTGTATCCATACTATACATTCAGAAAGAACTCCGCCGTTTGCAGGAGGAGATCGAGGTCTTGATCTTGAAGTTAGAGGAGATGAGGAGAGATGAGTAAGATTGGAAACGAGGTCCTGCGACTGCAAGAGACCTACCAGATGGTGGAATGTCCCGAGTGCCTTGGAGATGGGCAGATTGAGTATGAGGTTGCAAGGCCCCATGCTGGTGGCTTCAACGAGGGCTACATCGACACCGTGTTGGGCGGCTGCGAATTGTGCGGGGGCCAAGGAGAGGTGATCCAGCCCTGCATTGCCTGTGGCGAGGGTATGTCCAAATGGGACGCGCTGCGTGGCGCTATCTGTTCAGACTGTAGAAACGAGGAGGGCTGACCAATGGCCACGCTGCAATTTACTTTCACCCCGACGGCTCCGCACAAGGAGTTGACCTACTTCAACGTGTCGACTTGGGCGCATGACATGAGCCAAGGCGTCTACGTGCAACTGACGGACGGGACGGAGATCATCTTCAACCCGATGTTCGTCTTCGCAGTCGCAGCAATGGAGGACAAAGAGGATGACAAAGGAAGAACTTGAGCGTATCTTGGACGAAGCATTCAAGAAGGTTGTGGGCCGTGTGCCCGTCACAAACAAGGAGGATTTCAAATGATGTATCAAGCGGTATGGACGCGCGTCGAGGACGGCGTGGAGCGGGACGGGTATATGTTCTCTAATGACTGGGAAGAGATTGAGGCTTGGACGGCGACGGCTGAAGAGGACGAGGCCGTGAAGCATTGGACGGTGTCGATGGTCTTGCACAGCAGCGCGCCTTTGGAGAGCGATCTTCTTGAGGAG